AGGAACTGGGTCGCGTAGGGGAGCAGCTGCTGACCCAGCGCGATCGCCATCGATCCGAGGAACGCCTTCGTCTGGTCCACCTTGAAGTTGAAGTCGCCCTGGACCTCGGACCAACCCTTGACAGAGTCCCCGCCAGTTTTCACCGCGCTGGTGATGCCCGCGATGTTGTCCTTCCAGACCTGCATGTTGGTGCCGCTTAACTCGAGAGTTGTGTTCAGGCCGCGGGTGCCGCCGACGATGGCGGCGACCGACGCGATGTACTGGGAGCTGCCCTCGGGGAACTTTTTGCCGACCGCCTCGGTGATCGTCGCGAGCGTTGCCTGGAGGCCATGGGTGGTCAGTTCCTTGCCGATGTCTGCGGCCGACATCCCGAATTCCTCAAGCGCCTTCTTGCCCTTCGGGGTTTCGTTCGCCAGGGACGACATCAAGAAGCGGATTCCGGTGCTGGCCGTGGCGGCGTCGGTGCCCTGCATCGTCATGGTGGCGATGGCGCCGGTGACATCGGCGAGGCTGATGTGCAGCGCTGCCGCCTCCGGCAGCACCGTGCCCATCGCGCCAGCGAGGTCCTCCATGTGCATCTTGCCGGCAGCGACCGTGGCGATCAGGGTGTTGGTCACCTCGGTCGCACTTGAGGCCGGGAGATGGTAGGCATTCAGTGCGGAGGTGAGGGCGTTTGCGACGACGGTCATGTCCGCGCCACCCACCTTGGCACCCTCGGCAGCGACCTTCATGACTGCCAGGCCGGCGGCACCGTGGTAGCCGGCCGACTCGACGGTGTACATGCCATCGGCCAGCTGCGAGGCGGAGACTCCGACTTCACTCGACATAAAGAGCAGGCCACCGCTGACCAAGTTGATGTTGGCCGCGGTCTCACCAGCACCCGTGACCAACCCCGTCAGCTTGGTCTGGAAATCACCGGCCATCTTGACGCTGACGGCCAGCCCTGCCACGAGCGCGCCGCCGATCGCGACTGCGGCAATACCAGCTCCGCCGGCGAGGCCCATGAAGCCGGAGCTGGTGTCCGCCATCGCGCCCTTGGCTTCGCCGAGCTTGGCGATGAAGCCGCCGACATCGCCTCTCAGGACGCCGACCACGGGAGGAAGAGCGCCGGCCACTACGCGGCCACCTCCGCCCACGCGTCGTACAGGTCGCGCTGCAGGTCGGCCGGCGTCAGCTGGAAGGCGGGGCCGAAGAACGGATATGTCATCGAGCCATGCCATCCGAGCTCGATGCGGCGGCTATAGATCATGGTCGGCCCGAGCTGCATCTCCCAGCCGTGCGCGCCCCAGGGTCGAGGTTGCACGACGACACCGATGCCGCGCCTGTTGTTGCCCGAGACAACGTTCGGGCCAGGGCGACCCGATGCGTTCTGCTTGGCGCGCGCCTCGAGCTTTCCGCCGGACTTGACGAGTCCCTTGCGAGTCGCCTTGCTCATCTCTTCGCCCAGGACGTCGAGGGCAGCTATGAACTCGGCGACCCCCATGAACTCGAAGCTCAGCGAATCAGCCATGTGCCTTCCTCTGCGCTTCTGCGCGCACTTCCTCGGCGATTGCGTCGATCCTGAGCAGCCAGTCGAGGGTCACGGCCCGTGCTGAGTCGATGTCGGCCTCAGACCAGCCGGTCAGCTTGACGATTCGGTAGGTTCGGAACTCGTCCGGCTCGTCTCCGCTGAGGTCGCCTCCCTCCATGACGTGGCGGACTCGCTGGAGGGCTTGGTAGGGGACGATTCGTCCTTGCTGGGCGATGTGTTGAGGAACATCTGAGCCACCGCCGGCGCGCACTCTGCCCGGAGCTTGTCGTAGTCGTTGCCCTGCCGGTTGAGGACCGCTTCGACGGTGATCGGGGCATCGAATGACCATTCCGTCACCAGTGCGGCCACGGCGAGGTCGTTGATGGTGCTGAGGGCATCCACGTCCGCTTCGCTATACATGGCTTTCGCGAGCTCTCGCTCCTCGCCGGTTGGCTCAAGGGCATCCTTCTCGCGCTTCTCGAACGCCTGGACCTTGCCCTGCGCCTGCAGGGTCGCCCAACCCTCCGCAGAGATGCGGGACATTGCACGCTGGACGGGACGTCGCTTCAACTCAATGACGATCGCCGGGTCGGACAGCTCCGCCCACCCGCCGCTCGGTAGATCGATGCGCACTGGCTATCTCCTCCTGGTCTGTGGTCGCGGGGCTTAGATGTAGGTGCCGGCCGCCACGAGGTTCTGAGCGATGACCTTGGCCGGGCCGAAGCCGCCGGAAGCGCCCGCGTCGGTGACGTTGCCGTAGCCGCCGAACTCGATTTCGACGGTTACGTGCTGCTGGCCGCGGGCGATCTTGCCGAGCTTGTACTTCGTCTTGCTGGCATGGAGTTCGAGCGCGGTGAGCCCGGCGCCAGAGCCGGTGGTGAAGAGCATGTCGAAGGTGATGGCCGCGCCCGTCAGGTAGCGCGTTAGCTCGGTGTCGTCGTTCATGATCACGGTGAATTTGCCGGCCGCCGTCCCCTCACCGATGAAGATCTGGGCGGGCTGCTGAGACCCGGTCAGCGCCTTGACCACCTCGACAGCGCGCTGGATGGTGAACTCGCCCGACTCGACGGTCAGGATGCCGGAACCGTTGACCTGGACCGAGCCCTGCCACTGCGGAATTGGGAGCACCGAGGACAGCGATACGGCCGGCTTGGCGACCGGCAGCGACGAGACGAGCCCGGTTCCCTTGACCGTGTGCTCCAGCAGCTTTCCGCTGAACTTGATCGCGACCTCATGCCACTGGATCCCGGCGTACTGGCGGGCCTGGGTGACCGCATAGAAGTCGGTCACGGTGTGCGAGGTCGGCTGCGCGTCACCGGAGTTCTTGAGGGCCATCGCGTGGCTGAAGAGAGTCGCGGCGCCGATGGTGATGCTCAGCGCTGCGCCCGAACCGGTCGCTGCAACGGAGATGGTCACATTCGTCGCGCTGAGGACGGCGACGATCGTCGCCCCAGCCGGGATGTTGGTCCCGGAGATCGGACGCCAGAGGTCGTTCGCGGTGAAGGCTGCGGTCGCCGATGTGACAAGGGTGGCCGAGTTGGTCACACCGTCGGCCACCGTTCGGGAGGTGATCGAAGTGATGTCGCCGAGAACCCCTGCAAGGAACCACGGGACGGTGTCGGCGAAGACCGGCCCGCCCAGGTCCATAGTCGTCCACTTGTAGCCCTGGATGAGGTCGAGTTCCTTGATCATCGAGCCAGTCAGGACCTCGACCGGGAGCTCGTCGACCACATCGGCTGGAGTGATCGTCTTGACGGGGATGAAGACGGTCGGAGCGTAGCCGCCGCCGCGGGATCCGATCGTCAGCGTCACGCTGCCACCGCTGCCAGTGGCCGCAGCCGAGATCGTTACGGAGGTGCCGCTGCCGACGATCGTAATGGTGGCGCCGGCCGGGATGGTTCCACCTGAGATGGCGTGACCGACGTCGGCAGCGGTGAAGGCCGCGGTCGCGGATGTGACCGTTGTGTTGGAGGCCGTGACGCCGTCGTTGACCGTCCGGATCTCCTTGGCGATGCCAAGGAAGGAAAGAGCTCTCGGTAACGCCACTGGTTAGGCCTCCGTTTTTGGACTCGCCGGAGCTGTCCCGGTGGTGGTTGCGGGCTTGGGCTTCTTGGGTGACGGCTTCGGCCTGGGCGTGCTCCTCGCCTTGGTCTTTGAACTGGTCTCGTCGAGCTCGAGGTGGGCGTGGTCGACCTTCTCGAAGCAATCCACGGTGTCGCCGGGCTCCAGGTGCCGGGCGGGCGGATCCGCCGGCAGGTACAGGAAGTCGTGGGGCGACGTACCGACAAATCGGTAGGTGAACATCGAGGACCTCCTGACTACTTCTTCTTGCGGCTGGTGCCCTTGTGCGGGTGCTTCTTTCCCTTATGGGAGACGACCGCCTTCGCGCGTTTCCGCGCTGGCTTGGCCTTGCTCGGACGAGCAACGTGGTGGCGGACGGTCACGAGCCCTAGCTCACCAGGTACTCGTAGGCCTGAAAGTGGAGAACGCCCTCGATGATCACGGCCTGCTTGGTGAGCACCGGCTCCGCCATGTCGAAGCGGATCCCGACGTTACCGAGGTCGCCGTCTTCGCCGGCCTGCCAGATCGGCACGCCGCCGGTACCCAGCGTTCGGTCCGCTCGAAGCAACGTCTTGACAGCGTCGACGAGGGCATCGTGGTCGGCCTGGGCGGCGATCGCATCTGTCTTCACCGACTGGAACTTCAGCTCGAGCGCGATGTCGTGGACATCGAACTTTCCGCCGGAATGCGCTCCGCCGAGGGCCACGCGATGCTCATCGTCGGTGGTCAGGTGGACGACAAGAACCGCGCCGGATCCGCCGTTCGCACTGAACTTGAAGGCCGTCTGTGGGATCTGCTTCGGCCGAGCGGCATAAGTCGTGGAGAGGCAGGCGCCCACGGCGGCGGGGGTGAAGTAGGCGGCGATCGCCGCACGCACCGACGCGCGGCCCACCTACGCCTCACGCCTGTAATAGCTGAGCAGGTCGACGGCAACGGCCAGGTCCTCCAGGCCCCCGCCCTCCATCAGCTCCGACTTGCTCGGCTCCTGCCCGACCGACTGCATCTCGTAGGACTCGGCGCCGCGGGTCTTGATCAGCGCGGAGATGAGACTGATGACCGCCTGCCGCTGGTCGTCCGTGAAAGTCGAGACCATGATGGTGTTGGGTACCGCGGGCACCGTGTGAATGAAGGCTGGATGGCCAACGATCGGCAGCAAGGTCCCGCCCGTGAAGGTGGATGCGATCGCCAGCTGCTCGGTATTGACGCCGTCCCAGATCGTCACCACCCGCCCGGCCAGCGCCGCAGGCATCGTGTTGGCGACGGTGATGGAGCTGTCGATAAGCGCTACGTTGGCGGCGAGCGTCGTGTGCGGCCAACCATTCCAGTAGCCCCATTGGCAGTAGGCACGGTGGCCGGGCAGAAGCGGGCCAGGAAAGGCCAACGCGTTCGATGGGTTGGAGGACTGGCCGTAGACCGGCACGACGAGGACCTTGCGGCCCTTCATCCAGATGTCTGCGGTCTGGGTGACGGCGGACATTGTGGAGGGTGACGGCCCGGCGAGGAAGGTGTCGAGCTCCAACAGCGGCCAGAAGTCACACGCGACCTGGATCGTGCCGTCGTTGCGGACTCGCACGCCTGAGGCCATCTGCGTGTCGAGGGTGGCGGCGAGGATCTGGTGGCAGAGGTTGTTGGCCCAACCGGAAGCCCGGCGGATGACGTTGCCCAGCTCCACGAGGTTGGCCTGGGTCGATCCACCTGGGATCAGCGCGCTCACGTCGACCGCGGTCGGTGCACCGACATAGTCCGCGATCGAGATGTACGGGACCACATCTGGGTGGAAGACCGAGGCCGCCGGCGTGAAGATCGGAGGCATCAGAGCAGGCTCCTGTGGTAGTCGACCGTGATCTTGGGCACGAATGCCCAGCTCGCGCCCTTCTGGATCCAGCCCTCGATGAATTTCCAGTCGGTGCCGTAGCCCGGCTCGACCGGCCAGCCGCCGAACCGCTCGAGGTCGCGTCGGCGGTGGAAGATCAGCGAGGTGTCGACCTGGCCGAGGCACGGCGGGTCGGCCCCGATCTCCGGGCCGCCGACGATCTGCATGCGGCTGTACGCGAAGTCGGCCTCGGTCGCCTCGATTGCTCGCACGAGGACCTCGAGGTGGTCCGGCCGGTACGCATTGTCAGAGTCGAGGTAGGCCAGGTACTCGGCGTCCGTGTGGTCGGCGGCGATGTTCCGGACGTTGTTCCCGTAGGAGTGCGGCTCGAGGTGCTTGTCGAGCTCGAGATACCGGACTCCGGGGACGAAGCCATCCCCAATCTCCAATCGGAGGCCCGGATCCGGACCGTCGGAGATGACCAGGTGCTCCCAGTCGCTGTAGCTCTGGGCCGCGACCGAGGGGATGCAGCGGTCGAGCAGGCTTCGATGGCGGAGCGGGCCCCAGGTCGGTGTGATGACCGCGACCCGACTCAAAGGTGGTAGATCGCCAGCGTGTCGACGACGTAGTCCGGCAAGCGCCAAGCCTCGAGCGTCGGTCGAACGTCTGGGCAGGAGTCCTCTCCCCAGTCGTGGAAGGCGAGCACGCCACCTGGGACCGCCAGCCGCTGAGCCTCGGCCAGGTCGTAGCCGATGCCGGCCGCCGTGTGGTCGCCGTCGACGAAGACTAGGTCGAAGCGCCACGCTGGCAGCTTCGGCAGAACGTCCTTGCTGTAGCCGACGTGCTGGACCACTCGATCGCGGACGCCGTATTGACGGAGGTTCCGCACCATCGCGTCGGCGCTGTTGTGAATGAAATGGGGATCGACGCTCTCGACGCGCTGGGCAACCCCAGCCATGAGAGTGGCCGAGTAGCCGAAAGCGGCGCCGATCTCCAGTACCCGCTTGCCCAGCGCAAGCAATTGCAGCTCGCACGCCTCGCGCTCCGTCAGCGAGGTCTCGATCAGCGGGCCGTAGTTCGGCATGCGCCAGGGGAGCCTCATCCGTGTTGACCTCCGCATGAGCACCCCTCGGGCGGATAGAAGTGGTGGTGGAGAACCGGTCGGTGATGGTGGGCTCGGTACCCCCGGTCCTTGAGCGTCGGAGCGATGCTGACGTCGAGGGCCCGCCAGTCGCCTGCCGGCCGCCCTTGCCGGTCGGTGATGGCATAGGCGACGGACATTAGGTCGGGTTCGGCGGCGAGCAGCTGCGTCGAGAAGCGGACGCAGCCGAGCGACTCGTACCAGAGCGCATCGCCGGCAGGATCGCTCCAACCCGGTCCGCTGTAGGGCCAGGTGCACCACGGCTCGGGACAGGCCCGGGCCTCCCTGACAACTCCCGCCCGGATCTCGATGTCGTGCTCGACGAGGAGGAACCCGCAGCCGGCGGCCCAAACCTCTGCCAGCAGGTTGAAGTAGCTCTGGTCGGTCTGACCGACGTAGAAGTACTCCGCCTGTGGCGCGTGGCGCTTGAGGACAGCTTCGGCGAGTGGATGGAACTCGGTGTAGGGGCAGACGACCCGCAGCGCCGGCCTGCCCACGTCAGGTCAGACGGTGGCGCCGGATGCGTCCTTCCAAACAGCTCCGTTCCACCAGATGGGTTTGCCCAATGTCGTGTCGTAGAACTGGGCACCCACGGTCGGGCCAGCCGGCCGGTTGCCGGTCGCGCCAGCTCCGGTCGAGGAGGTGGGGTCGAAGATGCCGATTCCGGACACGAACTCCAGCGTCGGTGTGATGCCGGTGGTGGACAGGAACTCGTCTCCGATCGAGCAGGCCTCGCTGAGAGTCAGCACCAGGTTGGGGCCAGCATCCGGACCGACCTGGAGAGAGCCTCCGGCCGGATAGGGAGCCGTCATGGGGGCGACGGCGAGCGCCACATAGGAGCTCCCCGGGACGAGGGACTGGGCGAGCGTGGAGACCTGGTTCGCGGACACGCTCACTCGCCCGACTTCAGGGCACGCGCCTTCCGCGGCGCGGCGCGCTTCCGCTTCGGCTTCGATGCGGCAGGCAAGCTGAGCGTCGTTGAGGTCGCACCGGCGGCTGTCGGCTCGAACCGCCTCGGCTCCTCGAGATTGGCAAGGCGGGTCTCCAGTCGACGGATGACCTGCTTGTACTGGGCGGTCGCCACCTCGACGGCCTGCTCGATCAGCTCCGCCACTCGCTCGGCCTCGGCCTCTTCAGGCGCGAGGGGATGCGGCCATGCCTCGCCGTCGTGCATCCGCCAATGGGGGAAGCTGACGAGCTGCTCGGCCAGCTCGCTCGGAACGTCGAAGACGCCGTCACCTTCGGAGGCGTACTCCTTCCCGTCGTGCCCGAGCGAGGTGACCGAAGGGTCGATGTTTTGAATGCGTGCCATCGGAAGGTGGTCCTCCTGGGGGGAAATGGAAGGGGTGAGGCGCGGTGCCTCACCCCTGTCCGGGATGGCTGTGCTCCGGTCTAGCCCGGGGCGATGTTCGACAACCAACCCATGGTTGTCGGGGCGAGGTTCTTGAAGGCGGACACGGTCCGGACTTCGAAGTCTTCACGGGGGCCGCCTCCAGCGACGCCGGGGTTGTAGTTCGCCCCGTAGCTGAAGTCGGCGTAGTCCCGCAGGGTCTCGACCAGACAGGTCTTGCCGATGTTGGAGCCCGGGAAGGGCACCGTGTCGGTGCGGGCGATGATCGTGCCGGGCGGAACGTGCGGGTGCACCTCTACCGGAACGACCTTTCCGCCGGCCGCCTTGTTGATGAACGCTCCGACGAAGCCGCCGGCGGTGGCGTCGTTGCGTCCATTCGCGGTGGTCGGCTGCAGGTAGGTGACGGCGGACGGCGAGCCGAGGATCTTGGCCCCGATGTCGGAGGCCTGCTGGCTGTTCATCATCAGCGCCGTCGGCGAGAGCCGGACGAGGTTGAAGATGGCGAGGAAGAGCGCGTCGATCTGGGTGATGGTGCCGCCCGAGAGGGTCAGCGTGCCACCGTCCAGTGAGGTGAAGACGGCGCCCGAGGGGGTGCCGGTGCCGGGGGTGACCAGCTGCCCGTTGGCGTTGTAGTCACCGGCCAGCGAGGCGAGGAGGCCGTTGTAGTCGTTGGCCTTGCCGGTGTTGTCGGCGGTGGGGAGGGCGACCGGCGCGACGGTCGACATCTCGGGCAGGTTGGTCGGGAGCGCCTGGTTGGCGGTCGGGATCGAGGTGATCGTGACGGCGTTGACGATCGTGGTCGTGTAGTAGAAGCCGGCCACGAACCAGTCGTAGGCGACCGCTCCCTTCACGGCCGTCACGGTCGCGCTGCCGGAGTGGGTGGCCGCGGCGTTGGTCGAGGTCGTCACGGTGCCCTGTGCCGAGTTGATCCCGGAGCCGCCGTAGAAGTAGTTGTTTCCGGTGCGGGCGGCGACCCTGACGTTGATGGCGGTCGACGCGGCGATCGAGCCGCCGGTGTCGGACTGGGTCACGACGGGGGTTGCGGGGGTGACCAGCGCGAACGCCTGGGCGCCGATCATCTTGCGGTCCTCGGCCATCATCAGCTGGTTCAGCGTGTTGATGGTCGCGATGGCGCGGGCATCGGCGTAGCCCTTGGCCAGGTCCACGGCGTCCTGGGTGACCCGGCCGGCCACCGCGTAGGGGACGAAGGGAGCCTGCATGTCCTGCTCGTTGATCACGACCAGGTTGCCGGCGAAGTCGAAGCCGACCGCGGGATCGGCCTGCGACATGTTGACGTTGAGCAGCGCGCGCCAGATGGCGAACTTCGCGCCCTCGGAGGCGGGAACGCGCTGCACCATGTTGCGGAAGGGGGTCTCGATCGGGATCAGCGAGATCCACTTCGAGAGGTCGTACCCGAACAGACCGGTGCTGTTCAGGACGCCGGAGGTCTGGGCCTTCTTGACCGCCTCCAGCGTTTCCTGGGTGATTTCGTCGAGGTTCAACTCGGGATTCCTTTCTGATTCAGGGCGCCCGGACAGGCACCCTATGGGTGGGAAGACGCGCGACCGAACGGGGTCGGGTCTAGGAGCTCTTGCCGCCGCCGAGCCGCAGGGTCATCTCCCGGACGGAGAGCTCGCGGCGGAGCTGCGCGATTTCGGCGGCATCCGTGGTCTCCTCCAGAGCCTTGTGGATCCGGACGAGCTCGGGATCGTCGCCTTCGGTCGTCTGCCCACGGAGGGCGATGTGACCGCCGTCGATGGGGGTGAGGCCCCCCTGTGCGAGACCGCTCAGCAGCGGGCCCCTCTTCGCGGGCTGCTTCTCCACGACCGCCAAGCGATCCTCCAACGCCTTGACCACCTTCTGGTGCTCCTCGGTCGTTGCTGTGAGCGCGTCGGCGACGGCGGACTTCACGAGCTCCGCGATGTCGGTGATGGACTTAGCGACCGGCTGCTCCTCCTCGGTGGCAGCGGCCGGCGCGGCCGGGGTTCCGTCCGCCGTCGCCGCGTCAGCGGGCGGCGTCTCGGCGGCGGCCTCTGCACCCGGCTCCGGCTCGGCCGGCGCGTCGTCGACTGGCGTGCCGGCCGAGAGCGGGGTCAGGTCGGCGGCGTCGACGGCGCCGAGCAGGCGGCCCTGGGCGTCGTAGACGGCCACGAGCGGATCGCCCTTGGCCTTGGCAACCGGCTCGGCCTCCTCGTTGGCTGGGAGGGACGATGGCGCTGTCTCGTCGGTCGGTTCGGCGGTCTCGTTGGGCTCCACGGGCTCCTCCAGGCTCTTCGCTACCGGTGCGGCCTCGGCAGGCGCCGGCAGGGTGGCGAGGACGTTCTGCAGCGACGCGACGGCGCCACGGATCGCCTGCTCGTTGGTGGCAGAGAGAACGCGGCCGGCCTTCTTGACCGGTGCCAGGCCCTCGATGGTGTCGAGGTCGGACTCGACGGTCTCAGCGGCGCGCATCGACTTGGCGACGACCTCCACCTCGGCGGTGTCCACTTCGGACTGCTCGTCGACGGCAAAGGGGGCGAGGACCTGGATGGCGTAGTCCACCGCGGCGCCGGCCTCGGCGAGGTCCCAGGCGCTGTCGGTGTCGTCGCTCTCGCCGACGGCGACCTCGAGGTTCTCGCGGTCGGAGAGGACGCCGAGTGCGTTCTTGGCGCGGGAGAGGATGCCCGTCCACTTGCGTGCGGTGGCGGCGTCGACCGCCTCCCAGCCAGGTGAGCCCGGCTCCTCAGCGTCCTCGGTCGGATCGCCCTTGTCGGCGTTGGCGAGGACCTCAGTGACGTCCAGGTCCTCCGCCTTGGTCACGATCCGGAGCTCACCGTCGGCCGGATCCGCGACGGCGGTCGGGGCGACGATAGCGCCGTTGGCGGTGTGGACCTCGAGCGGAGCGGCGGGGCTCTTCTTGACTGCCTTGGTCACTGGCGTTACCTCCAAAGGGCTGCCAGTGGCAGCAGAGTTGTGGGTGGGCGTGGTGAGCGTTGCGGCCGCGGCCGGATCCTGCTTCTCGCCGGCCTTGAGCACGACGAAGCGCATCCCGTGGGCCGGGCCAGAGACGACATCGACCTTCTCGTAGGTGGCGTCGTACATCTCTTTGACGACCTCTTCCTCTTCGGGCAGCTCCGGCGTCAGGCTCATGTGGATGCTCCTTCGGTGAGGGGTGCGGCCGAGCGCAGCTTCTTGCGTCGGCGGGCGACGCCGTCGACGGACCAGCCGTCGGCCTTCCGCCGACGCACCAGGTCGAAGCCGGGCTCGTCAAGGATTCCGCCGAGCACCCAATCACCGGACTTGATGACCTGCTCACGGCCGTCGATGTCGGTGGTGGCCCAGTCAGGACCCCGGTAGATGTAGCTCTCGACCACGTCGGCGTGACCCTCGGTCCCATCGATGTGGTAGAAGCCGATCCGGCGGTGGTTGCGGGCGTAGTCCCAAGCGGTCGCCTCGAGGTCGTCGGCGGTCATGTACTCGCCGTGGCCGTCGAGACGATTCGCGGGGTAGGCCACGCCGAGGACGAAGCGCTTCGGACCGGCGGCAAGGGCCTTGAGCACCACGTCGATCTCACCGCCGTCGCCGGCCACCTCGACCGCCTGGTCCGCCTCGATCTTGGCCAGCGAGTCGCAGATGTTCTGGGCCGCCTGGTTGAGTGCGCAGGCTTGGGCGTTGGCCGCGTCAGTCAGGTCGCCAATGGTCAAGTTCGCAGGGTCGCCGTGGTCATCAGTGGGCGATCCGCCGGAGAGGACACATCCACAGGACAAGCACATTGCTCAGGTCATCCACTCGACGGAGGAACCAGTCCGGAGGGCGGCCTCCAGGGCGCGAATGAACGCCTCGAGGTTCGCACCGCGCGGTACTAGGATCACGCGCTCTCGGCAGAACACCATCGGCTACTCCTCTCCGGTGACCGGAGCCAATTCGTCGATATGGGGACTGACGCTGCAGCGGCAGTGCGGGTGGGCAGGAGGCGTGTCGTCGCCGAGACCGTAGGGACCGCCCAGCGCGAGGTCGGCGCACTCCTCTTCGGCATCCGCTTCCGCCAGCCAGTCCCAACGTTCGATGCCATTGGCGCCGTAGGAGTCGAGGCTGGCCGTGCTGACCGCCCGGTTGAGCTCGGTCGTGGCGATCATCTCGGCTCGGTCCGGGTTGTCGAGGATGTCGGTGATCGCGGCGGCGATGTCATCGGCTGATGCACCGCTCGCCGCGCCCCTAGCGAGGGCGGCGCCCAGCTGCTCCAGGCGGGTGTCTGCGACCGACTTGATCGTAAGCCCGGCATCCGAGAGCAGCGCACGGAGTCCATTGCCTTCCACGCCACTCAGGAGGTCTGCCGCGGCGGCGTTGCCGGGGTCCCAGCTGGACCAATCGAAGCTGGAGGCCAGGGCGGCCGTGCCCGGGTGCAGTGTTACCCCGAGATTGACGAGCGTCTCTGCGCTGAGCTTCGTGCCGGCCAGGTAGCCGTTGGTGTGGAGGAGGAGAAGGACCTCGCCCAGCGTCTCGGTGTCGACGGCGAGACTCGAGGTGTACGCCTGGGCCTGGGCGGGGTAGTCGGGCAACGCGGCCTTGGTGACTTTCGACGCCCATCCATTCGCGACAGCTAGCGGATCGAGGCCGAGGCGCAGCGCCGACAGAAGACGGCCGGCGTAGTAGCGCTCGGCGCGGTCGAGGTGCGGATTGGAATGTCCCAGCGCTTTGGTGACCCGATAGCGTCGAATCTGGCCGAGCATCTCCTCGTTGGTCTGGATGAGGGCCTCGATCCGCGGCCGGATGCTGGCGGCCACCATCTGGGCCGTCCGCTCGATGTCGTCGATCACGCGGCGAGGAGAGCGAGCAGCTCGTCCATCTCCAGCTCGCCGATCGCGTAGAGGTTCATTAGGTCCTCGGCTGTGAGCTCGGGCTGCTTCGGCGGGAGGATGACAACGCGGCGGGGTGGCGGTGGGGCGGCGCCGACGAAGACGGGCGGTGGGGGAGGGCCGGACTGAATGACGGGGCTCGAACTTGTGAGCGCACTGGAGGCGCCTCCTATCCCGTCGCCATGCCCGGTCAGGGCATCCGAGACTGTGGCCGCGGCGGACGCAGCACCAACCCCTGCGCCGACCCCGCTCTGCTGGAGGACATCGCCGAAGCCGCCAGTTCCACTGCCGACTCCAGCACCAGTGCCCGTCAGAGCGTCCGCTTCGGTGAGGTTCGCACTCGCCGTGCCGACTCCGGCGGTGGTGGCAGTCAGCGCATCGGCCGCCGTCAAGTTGGCGGTGGATGCGCCTACACCGGCCGCGGTCGAGGTAAGCGCGTCAGCGCTGGTTAGGTTGGCGGTGCTGGCTCCGATGCCGGTGGCAGTGGCCGCAAGCGCATCGCTTGATGTGAGGTTGGCGGTCGAGGCGCCGATGCCGTCGCCTTGGCCGGTGACCTGGAGGAGGCTCGCGGGCCCATCCCAATGCTGGAATGTCTTGAGGCGCCTCCGACGCCGGAACGGGCCTCGCCCTAGTGGAGCAAGTCGACCCGGCACAACCCTAGTTGAGGCCCATCACGATGAGCTGAAGGAGCTGCATTTGATTGGCCGCCAATGACGTGCCGCAGGTGATACCCACCGTCAGGGTGTTGAGCAACGAGATGTCGACCGTGGCGACCGTTCCGGGAGAGGCGGCACCTCCGAACAGGTCCTGTTCGAATGGGGAAACGAAGCCGCGATTGGAAGTCACCATGCCGAGCCCACGCAAGGTGGAGTTGTTGCCAGCTGCGCCCTCAATGGTGAGCTGGACATCGAACTCGGCCTCCCACAACGTGCTGGCGGTTGTAGTGCCAGTGATCCCCGCAATGCCCCCAGCGATGATCGGACCCGTCGGCGGCACGGCGGGGGTGACGACCGGGTTGAGGCGGAATGTCCAGAGCCAGGTGGGCGGTGTCGAGCCGGTGCCCAGTTGGACCCCTCGCGCCACAACGCGTAGGGCCTGGGCGCGGGACCGCGACGGCATGAAGAACCACGCCGGAAGCACCGGCATCGGACCCATGCCGGCGGTGTCGTTGACAGCGAACTCGGTGG